ATCCATCTCTTCTCTTGCTATCTCTTCAGTCTCTGCATCAAACCAAAAATCAATTGCCTTACCAATCCTCAACAAATGAGGTTCAAGATTAGGAGCAATTCTTTTGACATTATTCATTACTGCATTACCAGCAGCATCAGATACAGACCCTCTTAATCTAACATGAACTAGTGCTTTGAATCTCATAAATCTATATTTAATCTGGATGGTTCTACAATCTCAACTTGTATTGGTCGATTATTTAAATAATCAGCAAGTTTGTGATATGCAAAAGCAGTCACTACTTGAGGTACTATAAAAGCAACCATTGCTACTATCCAAAAGAAGTAGTAGTAATTTTCTTTATTTTGAGTTCTCATCTTTTTTCCAAGGCTCATTTGTTGATAAGTCTAACCACTTCCTTATTATAGCACAAATTTTTTTCATTTAAAGTTACACTCCACCATTATTTCTGTAAGTGCTGCCAATAAGTTGATTTCCTGATCTGCTACGAACGCAGACTGATACTGATACTTAGAAACAATAAGAACAGCAGCAGCAATGCTAGGGCCGTCCAATACTTCACAAAGAGAATCGTAAACACGCCTAAGAAGTACAGTAGAATCATTGTCCAGATTACTGTTGACCCACTTACGTACTTCAGGAAAGTTCTTCGTCTTAAGGTTCTTAATAACATCATTTACAGCAATATCACTAAAAGTGGCAAGGATCCCAGAATCAATTTGACCACTAACGGAATACCTTTGACATTCGTTAAGGACTCTTCTCCAGTCTGGGAAGTGTTTGTTGATGAGTTTTGCGAGTATAACATCCTCCGATTTAATACCTTCCTTCTCAAGGATCTCTTGGAGTCTCTTGAAGAACAAATAGGATATTTCTTCCTTATCTTTCGCTTTAATGCCGAACTCAATAACAGCACACCTTGAATGCAACGGTTCGAGGATTTTATTTTTATAGTTACAGGTAAAGATGAATCTGCAGTTGTTTGCAAATTCTTCGATGAATGCTCTAAGTAAGAGTTGCACGTCATTCCCTGTGTTGTCGGCCTCATCGATGATAATAACTTTATGTTTCGCTTCAGACGCAAGACTGACTGTTGATGCGAAATTTTTTGCGTTATTACGGACGGTATCGAGAAATCTTCCTTCATCTGATCCATTGATGACATAATAGTCTGCTCCCAATTCATTACAGAGTGCCTTTGCTACTGTAGTTTTACCAACACCAGGAGGGCCACAAAGTAACATATTAGGTATCTCACCTGTATTTAGAAAATCCTTAAAGGTTTTCTTTATACTTTGAGGGAGAATACATTCTTCAATTGTTTTGGGTCTGTATTTTTCAACCCATATAAAGTCACTCATTAATCATAACCAATTTGGTTTTCTGGATGGGTCACGAAGATAATTAGATGTAACCCAAGGTTTGCTGCTAATGTAATTCTTGTAAGCAGTAAAAGTGTCAATGCTTGTGTCAAGTTTGTACTCATCAGGCATTGCACGAGTAAAGGACTCGACCATATTATAACATACGATCACTTCTCCTGCAAATCTATGAAATGTTTTCTTTGCTTCAAACAATGCATCAGCACATCCATGAATCTTGCCATAACGATATGAGTACTCTTGAGAAAGAGCACAACCATGTTGAATTAACCATGCAGTATTGTATATGCTATCTGCTGCCCACTTGGTACAAGGATGATTCCTAAATGCACCCTTCTTGACAGAGTATGGGGTTTTATCTTTCTTCTTAACTAAATCATCACCCCAATCATAATACCAATGAGAAAAGACAATAGAGAGCATTTGACATGTCTCTAAAGGCATCTTAACCACATGTTTGTCAGGCAATACTTTTGCAGACTCATGTGGACAAGGGCTTGTCACGAAAATGTTCATAGATCACCAATGACGGATTACTCCACCAATAATAAAACAGTTAGTAATGAGATAAGAAATGAAAATAAAAGTACGTACCAGAACAATGTGATTGTCGTATCGTTTAGTCTTTTCATCAGAGAAACTACCAAGTGCATACTTCCATATCCTCCACCATCTTAGCATAAAATTTCAATCTAGTGAATCCAAATTATTATGTCTTACTGGTCTATGATGTTTCATACCATCATGATTTCCATCATTAGGTAATTTACCAGTCATAAGATATTCAACAGTCTCTTTACATCCACGAAGATAGTGAAGTTGTTCAACTGTTTTATCTGTTTGTTCTTGTGCTTTAATCTGTGCAATTCTCTTAGTAAATCTTGCTAAGAGTTGCTCTAGATTTTCTGTAGGTTTCATGAGTTAAAAGTAGAATCAGGTTCCAATGCAATAAAATAGGTTAGATTATAATTTCCATTAGTAAATCTAGAAAGAAGCTTCTCAGAAATAACTACATCATAAGTACCAGGAAGAATCTTAATATTTTCTACTTTAAAATTGAAAGAAAACTCTTTATCTGTTTCACCAACAACTACACCAGTTTTATTAGAAGTATCATTCTTCTTATCACGAACAACAAGTTTAACAACTCCATTTTCACCAACTACAGAAAGATCTGGAAGTTGATTAATAGCAGATGCCTTAAGAAGTCTGATAAGAGTTTCATTATCCAGAGTAAAAGAAACATCTTCACTAGGAAGTGTTAAAGACTTATCTGGTGGTGCAACAATTACACTAGGATCTGCAAAGAAATATTTTGTTTCAAAATGTTTACCATCACGAATACTGACATAAGAATCATTCTTAAAATCAAGTTCTGGATTGCCGCACAATGATACATTATTCAAAAACTGAACAAGATCATATATTGCAAAATCTTTTGGAATTTCTTCCTCTATAGTAGCTTCGGCAAGAATATTCTTCATCACAGACATAGTGCGAAGAGTATCACCTTTCTTAAAAAGAATCGATTGATTGATAGAGGAAAAGTTCTTTAAAAGATTAAAGGTTTTTTCAGATAAATTCATGGTATGGGGTCGAAGTTTCATGATTAAGGCATGTTGTGATCAATGTTTCCACTGGTCATTTTTGGTTTACCGTAGTGTTCATCAAAATGTAGTAGTAGCATAGCATAATGTATCACTTTTAGCAAGTCTTTTTTATTTCTTCCATCTTTACTTCCGTACCTACTACCGTACTTTAGTATGTTAGATTGACAAAATGAAGATGCAAGATCTCTAGATGCCATTAAGTCTATTGTCTGAACATTACGATACTCATGTTTAGTACCTGTATAATGTCCATTGTAAGTGCTTGATACATACTCTTTAATATCATTAATGATTTCATCTTCGTGATACTTGTTCCTACTGTCTGTCATTTTTGTAAGTTCCTCCTTATAGAAATCTCTTGTCCACCCATCGTTATAGGGTGAGTTCGCCTGTATATTTAGATTTAATTCTTCGTAAGATGTAGTTGGTATATGATGTGCAATTTGATCATCATTATCTGAGAGTGTTGTAAACTCTGATGGATAATCTGCAGTATTACCACTACCAACTACTCTTTCTGCTCTAGCCCAATCTTCTGGATCAGTGAATGGATTTTCTGCATTAGGATCATTACGTTTGTAATCGTACCATGCGTCTGAATGTTCTTCTTTATCAATCATAGGATAATCCTCATCAAATGTTCCATCTAATATGGATGCTGCTAAACTCCATGCATTAACCATATTCAAATAAGAAATCGTTTACTAGACTCTCTGCTTTTTCTTTTCCAAACTTTGCAGCAAGATAACCTCCTACTGGATCGAGTCTGGTCATGTAAGCATCGAAGTCTTTATATTCACTAGTGTCAGTACCAGTGGGTTTCTCATATTCTACCATATCTTTATACTTAGTCAAGTACTTAATAAACATATCTAGATGTTTATCAACCTCATTAGGTTTACAGTACCTTACAAAAATATTCTCTGAGAAGTGATTGCCTTTCTCAAAGAAACGATAGTCTTCTGTTGCTACTGGCAATCCTTCCACTGAATACTTATAGTTCTCTTTAGGATGCTGAAAATCAAAAACAACAATAACCTTCTTTTCATTGAAGGCCATTAAATCCATACCAAAACAGGGAAGGTTACTCCCTGTTTTTGGATATGCTATACAGTTAAAGATGTCAACATTCTTACCATCTGTAATATCCACCTGTCTTGATTTAATGAAGTGTGGATGTGAATGTGTGATGGCATTGAGATAGGTTCCTTTACCTTCCCAACCTGCCCACAGACCTTCTATCTTCATAGGTAGAATTGATCTGTAGGCACTTATGTAATTCTGCCAAATTGTCATTTTTTAAACACACCCAGTTTGGATAGTAACCACATTATTACTATTGTCCATGCTATAACATACCACATAATTAATCTTCATGTTTGTGTTTTGGATAATCTTTCTTTGCTGATGTTACATAAGCTCTTTTACCCTCATGACCATGAGCAATTCCTAGTTCATGCATCTTAGCATGTTCATCAATCTCATCCCTAAGTCCTTCCTTACCTGCACCAAAAGTCATGTAGATACCGTATCCTAAAAGTCCTATAACAATTATTCCAATAACAATTGGAATAGCAAGGCCTGGTTCAATCAATGGTTGCTTCTCCCATGTATTCGGTAATGTATACACAGATGGGTTTGATAAAAAAATCATTCTTCCTCCCTTTTAGTAAGTTGATCTCTAAATTTTTCCATCATTTCTTGAGCATCGATAAGATTATCAATGTCTGCTAAAAAATTAGCAATATGTTTTGCTACAAAGGATTTCTCACCTCTTGCTGCAAATGCTAAAGCATCTCTCAAATGTTCTTGAGCTGCTCTTAGTGATTCTTCTACTGGTTTAGATAATGTCATTTGAACGTGGACTCCACCATAATTTCTGTAAGTGCTGCTAATAGATTTATCTCTTGGTCAGCAACGTGACCAGATTGGTACTGGTACCTAGCAATAATAACGACAGCATTAGCAAGACTAGGACCATCAAGGGTTTCAACAAGACCATCGTACACACGACGAAGAAGTACATTACAATCATTATCCAGATTGCTGTTGACCCACTTACGTACTTCAGGAAAGTTTTTTTCCTTAAGGTGTTTAATGACATCATCTACATTAACCTCCACGAATGATGCAAGGATTCCAGTATCTATCTCACCACTAACAGAATATCTTTGACATTCATTTAAAACTCTTCTCCAATCTGGAAAATGTTTATTGATGAGTTCTGCTAGGACTTTCTTATCAAATTTAACTCTTTCTATATCTAAGATTTCTTGAAGTCTTTTGAAGAACTTTCCTGCCAATTCCTGTTTCTCTTTACCTTTAATTCCGAATTCAACCACAGCACACCTTGAGTGTAAGGGTTCGAGTATTTTATTCTTGTAGTTACAGGTGAAGATGAATCTGCAGTTATTGGCAAATTCTTCGATAAAGGCCCTGAGTAAAAGTTGTACATCGTTTCCTGTGTTGTCGGCTTCATCAATGATAATGACCTTATGCTTTGCCTCAGATGATAGAGATACTGTTGATGCAAAGTTTTTTGCGTTGTTTCTGACTGTATCGAGGAATCTTCCCTCATCGGATCCGTTGATGACATAAAAGTCAACCCCCAATTCATTACAGAGTGCCTTTGCTACTGTGGTCTTCCCTACACCAGGAGGACCACAAAGTAACATATTAGGAATCTCTCCTGTATTTAGGAAGTCCCTAAAGGTTTTCTTTATATTCTCAGGGAGAATACAATCATCAATTGTTTTGGGTCGATATTTTTCAACCCAGATAAAATCACTCATTAATCATAACCAATGCGGTTTTCTGGATGGGTCACGAAGATAATTAGATGCAACCCAAGGTTTGCTCCCAATGTAATTTTGGTAAGCAGTAAAAGTGTCAATGCTTGTGTTATGTTTAAACTCATCGGGCATTGCACGAGTAAAAGACTCGACCATATTATAACACGTAATCACTTCTCCTGCAAATCTATGAAATGTTTTCTTAGCCTCAAATATTGCTTTATGGCATCCGTGCAATTTACCATAACGATATGAGTACTCTTGAGACAGAGCACATCCATGTTGAATTAACCATGCGGTATTGTATATACTATCTGCTGCCCACTTGGTACAAGGATGGTTTCTGAACGCACCCTTCTTGACCGAGTATGGGGTTCCATCTTTCTTCTTAACTAAATCATCACCCCAATCATAATACCAATGGGAAAAGACGATAGAGAGCATCTGACATGTCTCTAGAGGCATCTTGACTACATGCTTATCGGGCAATACTTTTGCCGACTCATGTGGACAAGGGCTTGTCACAAAAATATTCATGCTACTATTATAGCACTTAATTATTCCAATGTCTAATTACTCCACCAACAATAAAACAGTTAGTAATGAGATAAGAAAAGAAAATAATAGAACGTACCAGAACAATGTAATTGTCGTATCGTTTAGTCTTTTCGTCAGAGAAACTACCCAACGCATATTTCCATATCCTCCACCATTTGGCCATTAAACAAACTTTCTCATTTCCTCAAGGATATAAGTATATGCTCCTACTATATCACCTTCATCTTTTCTAAAAAGATCCTTATCGAATCTCTTCTTCGTACCTTTCATCCAAAGTCTCATATTATCAGGTGATAATTCATCACCTAAACATAAATTGCCTTTAAAATCATAACCAAACTCCAATTTAAAATCTACAATATCAATATTCAACTGAGCAAATAAAATTTGAAAATGCTTGTTTATTTTTAATGCAGCATCTTTCATAGGTTCTGGATTAATACCCATCAATGCAACACGATCTGGTGTAAGTAATGGATCATCCTTTGCATCATCCTTTAGAAAGTATTCTACAAGAGGTGGATTTAAGACAGTTCCTTCCTCTAAGGTAGTCTGTCTAACTATTGATCCAGCAGTAATGTTTCTTACGATAACTTCTACAGGAACAATCTCTAACTTCTTACAAAGTAAAGTATCAAGACCTTGAGTATCTAAGTAATGAGTTCTAATGCCTCTACTCTCTAACATATCAAAAAGTAATGCAGAAATAAGACAACACACCTTACCTTTACCTTCAGGAAAATCTACTCTTCTACCATTACCAGCAGTTACCTTATCGTGAAAATGTATATACACTTTCTCAGGTTCATCAGCCATACGATAAAGAGATTTCACTTTACCTTCTTGTAATAAAGATTCTGCAGTTAGTAAAGGTGCTCCCTTTGTATAAAAAATATTTGGTTGTTCTTTTGAATCTCCACTCATGGTTAAATTCCTAATAATTTACGTTGACGTTCAAAATACCCATGAAGTATCCATGAACTACTATTCATTTTATCATTACCACCAATACCAAACTCAAACTTTACTCTAGGATTATCACCATACTTAACAATTTCTGGAATGTTATCCCTACCTCTATCACCACCATTGCAGAAAATAACTGTTTCTGCAATTTCTAAACACTTAGCAATACCCTCACAAGATGAATCATCACTATCATCATATGATATAACAGCATCTACCATATCAAGATGACGTACTATATCTGCTCTCTCAGTCCAGCACTGGAAGTACTGACCCTTCTTACGTTTAAGCCAAGGATCTCCATTAAGTCCAACAACAAGATAGTTAGAAAGATCCTTTGCCCTTTTAAAGTAGGATATATGACCACTATGAATAGGATCAAACCCACCAGTAACAAGACTGAGTTCTTTAAAAAACATTATCCAAAAGTAGAATCAGGTTCAAGAGCAATGTAGTATGTCAAGTTGTGAGACTCGTTAACAAATCTGGAAAGTAACTTTTCAGAAATATCAACTTTATATGTACCAGGAAGAATCTTAATATTCTCTATCTTAAAGTTGAAAGAGAAATTCTTATCAGTTTCACCAACAATGATAGAAAAATCATCTGATGTATCATTCTTCTTATCACGTATAACAAGTTTAACAACACCTGCTTCACCAACTGCAGATAGATCAGGAAGACCATATACAGCAGATGCCTTAAGAAGTTGAATAAGATTATTACTATCTAAAGTAAATGATACATCTTCACTAGGAAGTGTAATAGACTTCTCAGGAGGTGCAACAATTACACTGGGATCAGCAAAGAAATACTTTGTCCTCTTACTCTTTCCATCACGAATTGTTAAATGAGAATCATTTGTGAAATCAAGTTCTGGTTCTTCAAATAAAGAGATTCCATTTAAAAATCTAACAAGATCGTAAATAGCAAAATCTTGTGGAATCTCTTCCTCAATATCAGCCTCTGCAAGAATATTCTTCATCACAGACATTGTACGAAGAGTATTACCTTTCTTAAAAAGAATCGACTGATTGATTGTAGAGAAGTTCTTTAGAAGATTAAAGGTTTTTTCAGATAAATTCATGTTGTGGGGTCTCAGTTTCATTATTAAGGCATGTTGTGATCAATGTTTCCACTGGTCATTTTTGGTTTACCGTAGTGTTCATCAAAATGTAGTAATAGCATAGCATAATGTATCACTTTTAGCAAGTCTCCTTTATTTCTACCATCCTTACTTCCATAGCGACTACCATACTTTAGTATATTTGCTTGACAAAAATCAGAAGCAAGATCTCTAGATGCCATTAAGTCTATTGTCTGAACATTACGGTACTCATGTTTGGTACCTGTATAGTGTCCATTGTAAGTACGTGATACATAATCTTCTACATCTTTAAGTATCTCCTTTTCATGGTACTTGTTCCTACTGTCTGACATCTTTGTAAGTTCCTCCTTATAGAAATCTTGTGTCCACCCATCATTATATGGTGAGTTTGCCTGTATATTTAGATTCAATTCATCGTAATTCAAACCAGCCTCTACACGATCTATATGATGTGCAATCTGATCATCATTAACAGAAAATGTGTTAAATGCTGATGGGTACTCAGCAGCAGTACTTCCACTACTAACTACAAATTCAGCTCTTTCCATATCTTTAGGATCAGTAAATGGATTCACTGCATTGGGATCATTACGAGTGTAATCATACCAATAATCAGAATGTTCTATATCATTGGGAACAGAATAAGTGACAGTATTGCCAACTCCTGTAGTAATGTTGATGTCAGTCATAATAGGATAGTCTTTATCAAAAGTTCCATCTAATATGGATGCTGCTAGGCTCCATGCATTAACCATATTCAAATAGGAAATCGTTTACTAAACTCTCTGCTTTTTCTTGACCAAATTTACTCTTTAAATATCCACTTACTGGATCGAGTCTGGTCATGTAAGCATCGAAGTCTTTATACTCACTGGTATCGGTTCCAGTGGGTTTCTCATATTCTACCATATATTTGTACTTAGTCAAGTACTTGATAAACATTTCTAAGTGTTCATCAACCTCATCTGGTTTACAATATCTTACAAAAATATTCTCTGAAAAATGATTGCCTTTCTCAAAGAAACGATAGTCTTCTGTTGCTACTGGTAAACCTTCTACTGAGTACGGATAATTTTCTTTAGGATGTTGAAAATCAAAAACAACAATGACCTTCTTTTCATTGAAGGCCATCAAATCCATACCAAAACAGGGAAGGTTACTCCCTGTTTTTGGATATGCTATACAGTTAAAGATGTCAACATTCTTACC